GAGACGAAGCTATTACAGGTACCGCTCAAGGTAATGGTGCTGGAGGGTCAGGAGGATCAGATCTACCTGAGTTATCTCCTCGTCAAGAAAAGCAATTAGCTAAAGCTATTCAGAAGCAGAAAGATTTTATCAATAATAATATCAAAAAGACTAAACTTAATAAGACTGAACAGAAGAAGATGAAGGCTTTAGAAGAGTCGGGTTCAGAGATTAAAAAGGTTGGTAAGACTACTAACAAGTATAATGGAAGAGTTTACGAAACTGAATGTATCGTTGTAAAGAAACTTACTCAGAACGTTATTGATAACGCAGGATATAATTTCCTAAACGGTCAAGTATGGAGATCTAAAGGAGAAACATTAAGTAATGCTATTAATAAAGGTGTTACTCTTGGTAGACAGTTAGGTAAGAAGCTTAAGATGAGAAGCGAAGAGCGAAATACTAAGTTCTCTAGGTTAGATTCTGGTAAAATAGATAAGAGATTGATTAGCACTCTAGGGTTTGGTGCAGAGAGAATATTTCAGCAAGTTATGAATGATAAATATACTCCTGCTAATGTGCATATTACAATAGATGCTTCTGGATCTATGGCTGGATCTAGATTTGAGAACTGTCAAACAGCAGTTGTAGCAATAGCTAAAGCAGCTAGTATGATTGATAACTTAGATATTCAAGTATCTTATAGAACTACTACAGGAGATAAGCCGATTATCTTAATCGCTTATGATTCTAGAGTAGATAGCTTCAGAAAAATTACTAACTTATTCAAGCATATATGTGCTTCTAATTTAACACCAGAAGGATTAACTTTTGAGGCTATAAAAAACGAACTAGTTACTGCATCCGGTGATAAAGAGAGTTACTTTATTAATTTTAGTGATGGGATGCCATACTGTGAGCCTAAAGGGTATCAATACTGGGGTGAATCAGCTATACAGCATACTAGAAAGCAAGTTGATAATATGAGAAAGAGAGGAATTAAAGTATTGAGTTACTTTATTGGTCAAAATACTTACGGCTCTCAAGATGAATTTACTAGAATGTATGGTAAATCTGCTCAAACGATAGATGTTACTAGTCTTGTACCATTAGCTAAGACGTTAAATAAAATGTTTTTAGCTAAGTAATATGAGAGTTAACTATACACTACAAACTAACGAGAGCGTTAAGTAAAATAATTGATATGAATATAAATGGAAGAGATATAACTGCAGCAGATTTAGTCAATCAAATTGATATGCTACACTCAGGTTGGTGTAAATTAATGTACAAATACATATCCACTGATAAAACGTTTCTAAAAGATATGCAGGGTACTAATTATAAGAAGCGACAATTAATAGATGAGTTAGTAGAGCATTTTGTTAGTACCGAGGAGTATGAAAAATGCGCAGAACTTGTAAAGTTAAAACAATGGTAAAGGTAAGTTACATTAAAGTACTTAGGGAACCATGGCAGCTAATAAACGGGTTGAGAAACTTCTCGATCAAAAAAGTAAAATTGAGCGTGAGCTTAGGATGATGCAAGAGAATTGTAGTCATAGTGAGCAAGCAATCAAACAAGTAACGCTTGGCGAAGGATGTCAAACGAGTACAAGATGGGTATGTAATGAGTGTTCAGCAGTTGTAGGTTATCCATCAGAAGTTGAATTAGAAAAATATTTAAAATAAAAGTTATGGCAACAGTAAGTCAAGAAGCAGAATGTCAAAGGTGTGGTTACGAACACGGGTACCACGAATTTCAAACAAGAACAACGGAAGATTATTTTATGTGTCCTAGATGTGGGCATCAAGTACGGTATGTAGTTGATAACTGGGATGATTCGAAATATAAATCAGGTAAGAAGAAGGGTCAACAGAAAAAGAGCTGGAAGCCTAAATACCGTACAGAGTCTATAGTACCTGTTGCTTCATATACTCTAAAAGAGAAGGGTGCACTCGGCAAGCAGTTAGGCCCAGTACCTACAGATGAAGATCTAGTTAATTTTAGGCTAAATGTTAAGGAGCGTTCAACTGAATTGTCTGTAGCTAAATTAACGTATCTATGTGCTGAAGGGGAATATCTAGGTAAATGGGTAGAAGAAGACTTAATAGAAAACAAAGTTAAATTATTAAAATAAAATAAATGAATAAAAGGTTATATGACCTTCCTGTAGAGCGACGTAGGAAGGAGTTTCAAAAAATTAAAAAGAAGGTTTTAAAAAGATATCCAAACGCAACAACTCGAGTGAATAGTGATGGTAAATTTTATATCACAGATGGTTACGGAAGTGTTATAGGAGAAGACTATATGTTACCACCAGCTAAATGCGTGTGGGATGCTTGGGAGTTTGCCCTTCAGTATGGAATTAAATTACATCAAAACTTATTACGTACACATCCTAGTAAAGGGTTAAGCGATAAAGCTGAAGCTAAGGTTATGCGTATTAACAGACGTAGAGGAAATCGTTTCAAAGAATAGTTGTTTATATGAAATTAAATTACTATATTAACAATAATAAAATTTTTTATTAACTAAAAGGTTGTGGCTCACCACTAAAATTATTATGTCATACGACAACAAAAACAACAAAGAATGGAAAATGCCTAAAAAAACTGATAACAGAATTGGTGTAATGCAGGGAGGTTTACACACTCATCCTAGAGAACAACGTTACGGTAACTTATGGAGTCATATCGATTTCTCACCTAGAGAGGGAGTTAGAGGTGATGGTAAAGACGGGTATAATAACAAAACAATTGGAGAGTTATCGATCGGTAATTACAAGGTTTCACTAACGTGGACTGAGTGTACTAAACTTATTGAAGCTATTGCAATTGGTAAAGAAGCATACAAGACCGGTAAGGCTCTTGATATGGTATAAAGAGATTAGATATGGGTATATTATTATTTATATTAGGAGCGTTATTAGGTGCTATAGGTACCTACTGGTACGCTAAACAGACAATTAACGATTTAACTGAGAGAGGTCATGATAAGTCTCTAGTAATTAGTTTACTTAAAACTAGGGCAGATGAGTCTACAAGAAAGGTCGTTAACAAGAGAACAAGTAAAAAAACTAAAGCAACTAAATAGAGGTTGCGTATAGAATAAATCCGGGGCATATGTAAATAACTTAATAGTTTATTTATATATGCAACAGATTTAACATGCTATTACAAGGGTTAACTTAAATTAAATAAAAAGAGGAAATATATGAAAAATTTATTTTTAACATTAGCACTGGGCTTTGCAACTATGTTCGCATCAGCACAGAATTTTATAGTAGTTACAACCTACACTGCAGCTGAAGAAGGCGCAGAGTGGGAAATGTCTAGCTTAACTGACAACATGGGTATTGGGTACGCATTAAACGATACTTGGACAGTTGGTTTAATCACAGCTGGAGAAGATTCTTTAGGTGATGCTTCTTACGACCTTTTTGGTCGTTATAACTGGAATACAAATATGTACATTTCAGTTCAAGCACCAACCGAAGAAATGATGGACAACTTAACTTTAGGGTTAGGGTATTCATTTAACGTATGGAAAGGGTTAGCAGTAGAACCTAATTATACTATGGGTCTTAAAGAAGACTCAAACGGAGATAGAGAAGGTACATTCAACCTAGGGTTGGCGTACCGTTTCTAAGTAATTAATATCCCATAATGGGATCAACCCTTGTAAAGCAACGGCAATTGTGCCACAAAACTAGTATTCGACAAATACAAAATATAGGAGATTTATAACATGGAAAATGTAATCAAATATGTAACAGGATTCTTTGGTGGTCTAATGACTATCTTAATGGCAGTATTGCCAGTAACAATCCTTTGGACAGTCTTAACAGGCGGTTCAGTATTCGGAATGGACGTAATAGCTAATTTAACTGCTATCGTTACTGCATTAGGAAATGGTGGGTTCGTAGGACTTATCGTATTACTATTAGTAGCTTCATTCTTTGTAAAGAAGTAATAGTTAACAACTAGTAGACGCCTCGAGTTTTATTAAACGGACTCGAGGCGGATCTACACAAATAAAGGTAAGAGATAACAAATGTTATATTTAGGAATAGTAATTGGGTTACTAATAGGTGCAGCAGCTATGCACTTTAAAAACACAAAAGATTTAGATGTAATTAATACTACATTAGAAGCTACACAAGAAAAATTAAAATCAGTTAAAAATCAGTTATATAAGAGACGTTCGACTTATAAAAAGAAAACAAACGGATCAAATGGCAAAAAAGCAGTCAAGAAAGCAACTCGGAAAAAAACGACAGCCAACGTTAAAAAAACAAATATCTAGTAATCTCTCTAAACGAGCAAATAAGCTTTTAGAACATTACGAGAATATCGAAGCACTCGGTAAGGTTGGTGAATCTAATTCAGAGTCATCACAACTGTTGAGTAAGCTTGGCGATGTATTTAATATTTCAGAAGAAGTACCTAAAGATACTTTCAGCACTAAAGTTGAAGGTGTTTTAGGTAAATTAAAAACTCTTAAACAATTAATTATATTTAATATAATGAGTACAGAGGATAAAAGAAATTTTGATACTGAAGAGTATAGAGTTGATAGAATGTATATTACTGATACTGTATTTAAGATTCATGCTACGAGTGAGGTAGATAAAGAGGATCTTAAGAAGATGAATACACTTTATAAAAAACATAAACAGATTAAACAATTATTTGATTAGTAATTACTAATTATTATAAAGGGAATGATATGATACGAAGATTTATGTTACCCAGAACTGCACATTGTAAAGGTGGTTGTTGACTATGGATGGGTATGAAGAATTTATAGATAAACAAGATGACGGTAAAGACGAAGAGCTACTTCACGCAGCTATTAGTAATACCTACGAGTACCTTATTAGTGATATTACTCGTGAAGATTTACCTGCAGGTACTTGGATGTTAAGACGTCCAAGGCGTGTTGCAACTATTGATCAACTGATTAGCTACTTTACTGAGACAGAGGAGTATGAGAAGTGTGCAGAATTAGTAAAGATTAAACATACGATAAATTGACCGCTAGTACTTTTATTAGCTACTCTTTTGGACGAGGGTTCGAAACCCTCCACCTCCACTAAACGATTTACATCATGGGGGTGAATGGCTTTGACAGAGAGGTAAGGATTTAAGGAAGGTCACGCATAACAGGCGAACATGTTGAAATGGCAATGGCTGCTTAATAAAGCACTCAGACCCGAACGGCATTAACAGGGCAAGTCGTATAAGCCCGGTGGAGGTGGACCTTTATAAGGTAATATTATGGATATGATGAGTAGACCAATTTTAACTAAAAAGATTAAATACAACAACACAGTGTATAATCTCGAGCTATGGAACTCTATCGATGATGATTATCTACCAGAGCCGCCTGCTTTCCGAAAAGAATTCTTTAATGATGTAGATATGCGTGGTAAATGGACACCTTCTGACACATCAAATTATCAAGACAGTTTTGATAATTGGTTTGATAAATTACCAGTTAATAAACAGAGGCAGTATGCAAAAGCGATAGATGAATCAAATCGTATAATAATCTCAATGGTTTGGGATCTAATAAGTGCACAAGATAAAGTTGATTTATTTAATAATAGTCTTCGGCAATTTAGCAACTGGTTCTCAGGTTTAGACCCAACTGATGTTGATTTTTATATGACACGAGTAATGAGTAAGCAGAATTTAATGCCATTAGAGTTTACTACTCCTAATACTTCTAGCACACTAACTGAGCAAGAGGTTACTGATATATTAGGAAAAGTCTATGATAACATAGATGATGATCTTATACGCGCTACTTCAATTAATGGTTTATTGTGTATTAGTTGTACAGATGAATCAAGGCTTTCAAAAGCTAAAACACATATGATAAGACATGGTAGTATACTACGTGATTATCGCAAAAAAGAAAATGCTAACGGTAAGGTGATATATACATATATATTTTCAAAACCTTAATTTAAAGAGAACTATTATGAATTACAAAGAAAACAAACAATTATTATTAACATTATTTATCACAATGATAATGATGACAGCTACCATATTTACATTTGGTCAGACAACTATCAATCCAGATACAGTGTGTGCTAATGCAACAGGTGAACAGTATTTAGTTGCAGTTACACCTACATCAACCTATCAATGGACTATTACAGGTGGTGGTGGTGTTTTACAAACTGGTCAAACAACAAACTCAATTACTGTAGACTGGGGAGGTGTATCTGGTCTCTACCCTAACGCAGTTGAAGTAATAGAATCTAATGCGGCTGGATGTCCTGGTATACCACAACTCCTAGATGTATTTATTCTAGATTTATCCGGTAATGCTATAGGACCATTTTGCCCAGGTGATCCAACTACACCACTAATAGGAAGCCCTGCAGGAGGATCCTGGTCAGGTACAGGAGTTGTGGGTAATAATTTTCAACCATCTACTGGTGTTGGTAATTATGTATTAACCTATTCTATGGCAGGATGTAATACAACAATAAATGTAACCGTTAACAATGGACCTGTTACTGGTCCAATCCAACACTTTTAATATGAGATGGTGGGTATTAATACTATTACCCTTTCACTTATTAGCTCAAGAAACCTATAACGATTGTGAAAGTATACAGCCACAATCCTATCAAGTAGATTATGATGCTGATAAGAACTATTACTGGTCAATATCTAACGGAGATGTAATTTCTACCTTCAACAATACTATTACAGTACAATGGCCTGATAGTGCAGGAGAGTACTTCATTTCAGTTTATACGATGAGATTTGGATGTGAAGGAGATACTTCTCAATATCAAGTCGTTATAGATCCTTGCCCCTACACTACTCTATTTTTTCCAAATTCATTTACTCCTAACGGGGACGGCATAAATGAGCAATACAGTGTTGGTGGTAAATCAGTAGATGATATAGAATATATTGCAATTTATAATAGATGGGGTCAAAGGGTATTTGAAGCTACTAGTAATATACCATGGGATGGTAATGATAGTCCTATAGGTGTTTATACCATAAATGTTTTTATAAAAAATAATAGGTTTATTAGACCTATAACATTAGTAAGATGAAAAAATTAATAATCATAATAAGTTTATTCTTTAACTTAAATGCTAGCTCACAGTGTATTAATACTCAGATCGGTAGCATGACTCCAGCTGGACCATATGCTCCAGGTGATGTTGTAACGGTTACATACACATTAGGAAACTTTACAGGAATTAATATAAATTGGATTCATGCATTTCAAATTAATTTATCACCAAGTTGGATCAATCTTACTCCAATAACTACTCCACTTAATCCTACAGGATCAACTGGTAATTGGTTATGGGATTTGCAGCATACATTTATTGGTGGTTTAAACTTCGGACCAGGGTGGAGATTTGTTAATGCATTTGATCCTGATTGGGGTACGTCATCCCAAGGACCGTTCACGATGAGTTTTGAAGTAACAGTAGGACCTACATGTACAGCTGATAATCTAAATATTAGCATGTTGGTAATAGATGATTGTACAACTGGTGGATGGACAGGTGGTGGAGGGGCTTGTTGCACGGATCCAGCATTTCAAATTTATAACGGAATTGTATCAATTCCCCCTGTGCTTACGACTCCTATAATTCACTATTAAGTTGCATGTTAAATAAATTTTTCGTATATTTATATTAAATAACTAATTGATACTGCGGGTCAGTAAGTTATATTAAAACAATAATGTTTAATAATTAAAATTATCTAAGGAGATTTATTATGGGAAATTTAACACCATTCGGCACATCGCCATTCGACGTCCTTTTCAAGGACTTTTTCAAAGCAGACGTAGATTATCAGTTTGCAGACACAACTAAACTTAACCACCCAGTAGATATATATGAGGCCAGTGATGGGCTTAATATTGATATTGCTTGTGTTGGTTTAACTAAAGAAGATATTGAACTCACTATTGAGGGAGATGTACTTCGAGTAGAATATAAAAAAGAAGCTGGCCATAACGGGGCAGAATACATTCAAAGAAATATAGCTAAACGAGCATTTAACTTTGGATGGAGAATTAGTAGACGGTTTGATTTATCAGTACTTGAAGCTAATTTAGAGAATGGTTTACTTCACTTATATGCACCACTTGCTGATGAAGCTAAACCAAAATCTATAACTATTAAGTAGAGTTTATTATGATGATGTTTGCTAGTAAAAAAAGAAGTTTATTAAAGACTATAAGTTGGAGGACAGTCGCCAGCTTAGATACTCTTTTACTAACTTGGCTTGTAACAGGTAGTATTACTGCCGGATTAACAGTCAGCGGTCTAGAGATACTTACAAAAATGATTTTGTACTATTTCCATGAACGTGCTTGGGTACGAAACAAATACGGAATAGACAAAAACGTAAAAAAGGTTATAGAAAAAAACTAAAAAGCTGACCCGCACGTCAATTTAACAATACAATATGAATAAAAAAGTATGGAAGTACGAGGATGATTATTGGGTGATACATAGAAGTATACCTGATCATCAAATGACGCCAAGATCATTAGGATATAATTCTGATGATATAAATAAAATGGTACGTGTTTGGGTAGAGTATCTACGTGATAACTGTAATAATGTTGAGAAGGTTTTCAGTAAAGACGGAGTATTTCTATTCTGTGAGAAAATTAAATCTGTAGAAATATTATAAAACAGTTGCCTTTACGGTATATTTTAATTATATTCTATAATTTATAATAGTAATAAATAATAATAATTAAATATAATAATATAATTTATATATAAATACATATATTAGTATAATAATAATATAATCTATTTGTAATTAAATATAATAACAATAGATATTTATAATAGGAGAAATAACATGAGATATAAAGAACAAATACAAACTAGGACAGAAGCAATTACTAATCTACTTGAGACGCTAGAGCGCGGATTACAAGCAAATGCTATCAGTAAAGTAGAAGCTGTAAAATTAATTAGTAAATTAAAGCGAATAACTGCTGAGATAGAAAACTTTGCTGATCTAGAGGGATAAAATGCAAAAGCGTTTATTTCCTTTATTAATTGCATTAAGTGCATTTGCTGTTTCCGGTAGTGCTGCTTTTTACTCTGTATATGGTTTAAGTAAATTATTTGCTGGAGCTAGTTTACAGGTTATGATCATGGCTGGTAGTTTAGAGTTTGCAAAATTAGTAGTAGCATCTTTACTATATCAGTACTGGGATACTATTAATAAAGGTTTAAGAGCTTATCTAGCAATAGCTTGTTTTGTTTTAATCTTAATAACATCAGGTGGAATATATGGATTTTTATCTGGAGCGTATCAATCAACAGCTACTCAATCAGAGTTACTAGATAAATCATTAATGATTCTTAATCAGAAGCAAGTTAGATTTGAGGAACAAAAACAGGATCTTAAAATAGAAAAGACTAGCTTATCTAAATCTATATCTGATTTACGTATAGCATTATCTAATCCAGCTCAAGTGCAGTATATAGATAAAGAATCCGGTACATTAATTACTACATCATCATCTTCAGCACGTAGAGCTTTACAAAACGAATTAACTATTGCTACAGGTAACAGAGATAATATTAATATTAGGATCGAGGCTGTAATGGATTCAATTAATAAGACTGATATGGCTTTATTAGACAAAGAGATATCCAATGAAGCAGAAAGTGAGTTAGGTCCATTAAAGTATTTAGCAGAGACGACTGGACAAGATATGGGAGTAGTAGTAAACTGGTTTTTATTACTTATCATATTTGTATTTGATCCATTAGCTATCGCTCTCGTAGTCGCAGCTAATATGGCGTTTGCTCAGGTAAAATCTAAAGATATTATAATGTCAGTACCCGAGGGTAAGAAATTTAACACTCCATATCCTATACCTACAGAGTGGGAGATACCTTCTTCAGAACTAAAGCAGCGTGTCGCAGAAAATCAAGATAAATTAAAAACTAGTATAACGGAAAGTATACAACTAGAAAAAAAGGATTTAATAGTAGATGACTTAGAGACTGCTATAAAAACTAATGAAGAAATACTAGCTACCGCGAAAGTGCAGACAGGTCTAGATGCTTGGATTGATGTACTCGAAGAAGAGGAGTTAGATATAACTGAAAAATCTAAAGTAGATGAATCAGATGAGCATGCACTTTACCATGGTGATGCATCAAGTAATAAATCATTAAGTTCTAATGATAAACGTCGTAAAAAGGTAGATCGTAAGAAGCGAGTACGTAAACCTACACTACCTAAACCTGGTGACGAAGGTCACAATCCAAACCCTTACAGAGGATAAGTTGGTTAGTTAATTTTTTTTTCGTATATTTAATTATATGGCAAGGAAATCTAAAACAGTTTATAAAAGTTATATTGACAAAGGTCAAAGGTATATGATCTGTCAAAATAGTGTAGAAGGTGGTCGATGGTGGAGAGGTAATTTTTGTGGTGAGTGGAATGAAGTTGGAATTGATGTAACCGCTACATTATGCTATAAATGTGTTAACAAAGTAACTGAACCTCCTACATTTACTCCAAGATATAAACCAACAGGTCGACCAAAAGGTTGGCAGTGGATGAATGAGTTTGTAGATAAAGATGGTGCTGTATATTTTAAAGGAATAGAGCAACCAAGCTTAAGAGGTACTTTACCTATTACTAAAATCACTTCTAAAACTACAAAGAAGCGAGTTACTAAACGAGAGCGAGAAGCTCTAAAGCGTACGTTAATGGCAGAGTTATATGATCTTAAAAAGCAACTTAAAAAAGCTACTCTTAAGAAAGATAAAAAATCTATCGAAGTCAAAATCAGAAAAATTAGCAGAAAATTAAAGATTAAAATAGTTTGATTATAAGTTTATTTTTCGTATATTATACAATATGGATAAACTAATTTATAATCGTGGTACGTATTCTAATGAAATTCAGAAAGTTGAATTAGATGTTAATGAAAATATAGACATACATGAATTTAAAAGAGTGTGTAAAAGATTAGCTTGTGCATTAGGTTATGATAGTGCTAGTGTTGAAGATACATTTGAAGGTAAATCAACACCTATAGATAAATTAAAACGAATTTTAAAAGGTTAAATATGTCAAAGAACATTTACGGTAGTTACGAAGAGCAAGAAGAACTAGAGGATAAGTTAAATACATCTACTGAAGATGAATATTATGAAGAAGATCTTGAAAAGAAGCATCTTTATAAAGAAATAGAGTTTGCTGTAGATGTAGAGGATAGCATCGTTTATATAGTAGGTGAGATTGAAGATTTCGGTTTATATGATTTTATGGTAAGATGTAGATCTATTATACGAAATAGAGCTGAAGGGGATGACTCTCCTATAAATGTTGTAATAGATTCAGTAGGTGGTGATGTATATGAGATGTTTGGTATTATAGACTATATTGAGAGTTTAGAAATAAACAGTAATATTAAAGTAAACACTATTTGTAGAGGGAAAGCTATGAGTGCAGCTGCAATGATTCTAGCATGTGGTACAGGTAAACGTTTAGCCAGTAAGAGATCCACTATTATGATTCACGAAGGTTCATCCATGCAAGCAGGTAAATCTTCAGATTTAAAAGCAGCGCATAAATATAATTCACATCTAGAATCGATGGCTAACTCTATACTAGGTGATAAGACAAACAAAGATAAGAAGTTCTGGTCAGAGCAGTCAAAGACTGACCTTTACTTATCAGCTAAAGACGCTCAGAAATTAGGCGTTATTGACGGTATAATAAATTAATATATGAAATTAAACGAAAAACAAATTAAAGAAAATTGGGATGATTTACTAGGACGTATTACTCACCAATTTAGTGGTGAACGTCAAGAGAAGCTTCTCGCGATGTATAATCATTTTGCAGATAGGATGATGTTTGCACCAGCAAGCTCTAGAGAACATTACCATAATTGCTTTCCAGGAGGGTATGTTGATCACGTATTACGAGTTATGGATTGTGCTTTCGATCTCTATAACTCTTGGATGATGCAAGGTGCACATACAGATAATTATTCAGTTGAAGAACTAATGTTTGCTGCACTAAATCATGATTTAGGTAAGGTAGGTGATTTAGAAAACGATACTTATATACCAAATGAGTCTGAGTGGCATCGTAAAAATCAAGGTGCCTTATACACAGTCAATCCCAAGACTGAGTTTAGTTTAGTTCCAGATAGGAGCTTATTTCTATTACAGCATTTCGGTATCAAGTATTCTTGGAACGAGTTCCTTGGTATAAGGATACATGATGGTATGTATGAGGAAGCAAATAAACCTTACTTAGTAAGTTTTAATCCAGATTCTAGACTTAGATCTAACCTACCTTTAATATTACATCAAGCTGATATGATGGCTTCGCGTGTCGAGTGGGAGAGGTGGAAGTATGGTGAGAATGGATTACAAGGTACTAGAACTTTAACCGATGTATCTCAAGATAAAATGATGAAGCATGTAGTTAAGAAACCAGTTAGTACTCCTAAACCTACGCCTAAAAAGAAACCTACCCCAACGTCACAGTTAAACTCAGGAGCTGATACTAGTAAATTATTTGATGAGTTATTCGGATGATAGTAGCTATTATATTACTGACACTAGCTCTTGCTAGTACTTTATACATTATATATAACCTGTTACGCAAGTATGAGCAAGGAGAAGAGTATATAGAAAATTTAGAAACTTGGGTAAGGGAGTTTTCAAAAACTATTACTGATATGAACAGAGAGATCAAGAAGATAGACAATAAAGGGTCTTTCTCAGCAGATGATGAAGTAGGCTACTTCTTTAAAGAGCTCAAAGCAATTATAAGTAAATTAGACACACTCGGAGAAGAAGATGATACAACAAGTAAGCGCTAGCTTATCACCAGTACAGGAATTTTATGTATGGCATAGTAAGTTTGAAGCAGATAGAAAAGCTACCAAAGCTAAAAAACGGAGGGGGTATTTTCATGAAGAAAATGAAAAAGCGATTATAGCTTATAATTTAGAAGAAAGCTTCGCTTTAAAGAATAAGGTTTATACTCAACATATACATAAACCCTTCATGAAACTAGCAGAGAATATAATCCATACTTTTAAATTTTATTGCTTTGACGACAGTTACGCAGATGTTCAAGCTGAAGTAGTAGCATATTTAATTGAGAAAATAGATAAATACGATGCTAGTAAAGGATCTAAAGCTTATTCATATTTTAGTATAGTAGCTAAAAACTATCTTATATATAATAATAATGAAAATTACAAAAAGATGAAGCAACGTACAAATCTCGATGCAGTTGATCTTAAACGTAATATTGCTAATGAGGTAGCTCGTAGAGACTATACTGAATCTAAAAAAGATTTTACAGATTTAATGGTTGAGTATTGGGATACTAACTTAACCACTATATTTACACGTAAGAAGGATATAAGAGTAGCAGCTGCAATTGCAGAATTATTTAGGAGACGTGAAAATATAGAGATATATAATAAGAAAGCATTATATATTATGATACGTGAAATGGCGGATGTCAAAACGCAATACATAACTAAAGTAGTAAATCAAATGAGGAAGATATATAATCATATGTGGGAAGAATATAATATCACAGGTAAGCTTCCTTCTAATGAACAAAACTCGAAATATTTCTAATTATTATATATGGATAAAGATACAGAAATATTTCAAGGAAAAAGCTTTTCTGATATAGCTAAGGATTTGTATGGTGCTTCAAAAAAGAAGGAATCACAAATAAACCTATTAATATCAGAACTAAAGCCATTTGTCAGTAATATAGGTGATGCTACTATTATAGTACCTTTAATAAAAGACTATCTTGAAGTAAGTGTAAAGAATGATGATCAACTAGCTAAACTGCTAGCAGTAGTTCAACGACTTATTGGTAACAACGCTCAAGGCGAAAGTGATTTTGGAATATCTGAAGAAGAGAAAAACCAGTTACTTGATGAATTAAATGCTATTGAGCAGAGTGGTAAAGTGATAGACGATAAAGTTAAGGGTATAAATAATGGCACCATACAAAAAAATAAAAAATAATCAAACTAAGTTTTACAATCCAGTAGGACCTCAAGCACCTATCACTCCAGCTGATATGGAGCATGCAGCTGGTCTTCGTGAAACAGAGATTAATACTGAACCAGCAGAAGTAATTGATGTAATATTAAATACTGAGCACGCTCATTTTGATTCTACTATACCTGATCCAGAAGAGCAGATTGGTATGATACAAATCCGTCGTATACACTCTGATCAAAACTTAACTGATCAAGAGAACTTACCATGGGCAGTACCATTAACTAGAAATATAAAACAGTATCCTGTTGTTCACGAGATAGTATTAGTAACTACACATGTTAGTAAACAGAGTGTAGAGAGTCCTGATGCTGAAATTATATACTACCACGACATTTTAAATCTATGGGGGTCAGTTCATCATAACGCATTACCGTTTTTGAGCATACCAGATCCTGCATCAGACGAAGAGAATGAATCTAAAATAGAAGAATATAAATCAGCTGGGTTTGGAAATCCAAATGTAGCAGGTGATGAAGGTAGTGATATAGAATTAGGAGATACTTTTAAAGAGCAACCTAAAATTAGACCAATACAGCCATATGAAGGTGATTTAACTATCGAAGGACGGTTTGGACATTCAATAAGATTTGGCTCAGCAGTTAAAGGTACTCCTGAAAATACATGGTCAGATCCATCAACTGACGACCCAACAGAACCGATATTAATTATACGAAATGGTCAAGATCAAGATCTTGAAGATGGTGGTGAACATGTAATTGAAAATCCAGACACTGCAGCTTCTTCTATTTGGATGACTCGAGGTCAAACAGTGCCATTAACTTTCGGTTCTACAAAATATGATGCTTTATCTTTTGAAGCAGGTGAAAATACCGTTGGTGAAGATTTAACTGCTCCTACTAGTGATAGTTTAATTGATGAAGAAGGTGAACGTTTGGGTCAAATACTGTTAACGTCAAATAGGTTAATATTTAATAGCCGTGAAGCAGGTACATATATTTTCGGAGGAGGAGGTATAGGCTTAACTACTGAAACTGACATGACTTTTGATGCTGGTAGTGAATTTTTAGTTGATACACCTTCAATATATTTAAACGCAACTGAAAAGTTAGAAATAGAAGCTCCACTTATCTATCTAGGTAAATCACAACAATCAGAAGATGATGGAGGTGTAGGAGCTACTCAAGCTACTAAAGGTCATCCGCTTGTACTAGGGGATGAAGATGATTTATGGAAAAGTACTCTATGTGATATTATAGATGCAATGCTAACAACACTGCAAAGCGAGATACACCCAACACCGGCAGGACCATCAGGTCCCCCGATACAAGCACCTCAATATGCAGGTCAGCAATCAGATATAGCAACTCTTAAAGCGTCGTTAGCTACTAGCTATAGTGATACTGTATGGGTACAAAGAAATGGATAATGTCGCTGAGCGACTTTAAGGAGATAATTTATGCCAGCATTATGGCCAGGATTTACAGCAGCAATGAACCCGTGGTTTTGTGGTAACGCAAAAGGAGACACAGATGAAGATTGGCAAGCAGCAGGAGCTCCTACAGCTAAAAAGATAGCAGACGAGTACGAGTTAGCTATAACCGGTTTAGCTGGAATAATTCCGTATGGTAACTTACTATCTAGTGGATGGGTTAAAGCTACTATGGAAAGCGGTTGGAAAACATCATTTAAGTTAGTATTTGATTCAGCTAGTATACCACCAGAAGGTTTAGATATCGGTGTACCAAACTGGATACCAGCAGCTACTGGAACGGTAAATGCTTGGGCATCAGCTCAATACCAACCATTACCCCCACACCCTCCATCGATAGCACCAGCACCAGGAGTGACTCAACTAGACCCAGGCGCAGGTGCTATACCTGGATTAGCATCAACAATTAACGACGCATTTCATTCAAACAATTGTGCAGCTATTGCCCCTATTTTAGTATCAGGGTTTGTACAACATTTAACTATGATATCAGGAATATATACTGGATTAGTTCCAGTACCTGGTGGACCACCAATTCCAACCCCTATTCCATGGATGGGTGTTTCATAGGTATTTTAAACGATAAATTAGACTATATCATATTTATATATGATAAAGTATATATAGAGGAGAACTATGTCAACAAATAAATTAGCACAAGTTATACGAAAAATTGTTCGTGAAGAGGTTCGCAAAGAAGTACGTCAACTATTAAATGAACAATCTAAACCAAAGGTTACTAAAAAAGAATTTAAAACAGGCTTACAGCATGCATTAGGGTTAACTGATGAGATAGAGCGTAGATCAAAAAAGCCTAAGGTAGAGCAACAGTATACCAAAAATAAAATGTTAAATGCTATACTTAACGAAACAGCAGGAGAGATAGCGGCAGGAAGAGGTTCAAGATTATCACCTGAAACTGATTCTTATCCAACTATGGGTGGTCAAGGATTAAACTCCGCTAATGCTCCAGCGTTTGATAGAAATTCGTTAGCAGCTAAAATGGGGTACGGTGATATGATTCCTAATGGAGCACCTTCAATTCAAGAAATGGTACCAGATCGTAATACTAGCGGAGGCGCTCAGCATAATGTAGAAGTTGATCCTAGTGTAGCGAAAGCTTTAACTAGAGATTATAGTGAATTAGTAAAGAAATTTAAGAAGTAATAATGACAAACTTATTTGGTACAGAAGATATTGCATTAGGAATTAAATTACCGTTTGGTTCTGGTCAGTCTAATTTTGAATTGAATTATACGACTTTAGATCAAGCTAAAACTGATTTAGTAAATCTTTTACTAACTCACAAAGGTGAGAGATACATGCAACCTAATTATGGTACTAATTTAAGGAGATTTCTATTTCAACCAAATACGCAGGAAATGGAGGGAGAGATTAGGAATGAGATATTAGATACTATTAAACGCTGGTTACCTTTTATTAGTATAGGTACTCTTAATATAACTAGAGATATAGAACAGATTGATCAATATAAAATCAGAATAGCTTTAGAGGTTTCAGTAATAGATGATATTACTAAATTTACTAATATTACATTTGTATTCGGTTCTGATGGTCAAGTAATAGTAGAGAATTTATAGGAATTATATGTCATACGTAAACGAAAAAATATCAAAAGATGTAAAGTATATAGGTAAAGATTTTCCTACTTTAAGAAAAAATCTTATTAATTTTGCTAAAACTTATTATCCTTCAACTTTTAATGATTTTAATGAATCATCTCCAGGGATGATGTTTTTAGAAACTACTGCATATGTTGGTGATGTTTTAAGCTTCTATTTAGATAAACAATTTAAAGAATCACTACTACCTTATGCTACTGAACGTAAAAATATTAATCTACTATCACAAGCTCTAGGTTACTTACCGAAGCAAGCAGTAGCATCTTTAGTAGACGTTGATATTTACCAAACAGTTCCCTCTATAGGATCTGGTAATTCAAATAGACCCGACTTTAAATATGCATTAGCTATAAAAGGTGGTATGAGAGTTAAATCCGGTAATGGTACAACATTTAGACGAGAAGCACCGATAGATTTCTCTATATCTGGATCAGCTAACCCAACAGATGTATCAGTATTTACTACAGATGAAACAACAGGTGAACCTACTTTTTATTTACTTCGTAAAAGAGAATCTTTTCAATCTGGTAATCGTAACTCACAGACCTTTACAGTTGGTGCTGCACAAGCATACTTACAACTACCTTTAAATAGAACAAATATTATATCAATTGATAAAGTTACAGATTCTGATGGTAACGAATGGTCTGAAGTACCATTCATAGCTCAAGATACAGTTTTTAAACGGATAAATAATAATCAGTATAATGATCCAGAATTTACTCAATATAACGCAGAGACGCCTTATTTATTAAAATTAAAAAAGACATCTAAAAGGTTTACAGTTAAGATTAGAGAAGATGGTAAAATGGTACTTGAATTTGGATCAGGCACATCAACTCGGCCAGATGAAGAGATAGTACCGAATCCATTGAATGCTGGTTCAATGCTTCCGACTGCTACACCGATGAGTCGAGCATTTATTGACCCATCTAACTTTATGTTTACTAAAGCATATGGTGAAGCACCCTCTAACACAACTCTTACAGTTGAATACAGTACCGGAAACGGAGTTAAAGATAATGTTGAATCAGGTAATATAACTGATATTGATTTTATACAATATATTAGTAACGGAGCTGGTGTTGATAAAGTTTTATTTAATAGCACTAAAAATTCAGTAGCTGCTACTAACCCTACACCTGCACAAGGTGGTAGAGGTACTGAAACAGTAGAAGAGATAAGAAATAATGCACTAGCATTTTTTAATGCTCAAGGTCGAGTAGTTAGTAAAGATGATTACATGATACGGACTCTCACGATGCCATCTATATACGGAACAGTAGCTAAAGTATATGCTACTCAAGATGAGAAATTAAATACATCGCAAGCTGTATCTAGAATACGTAACCCTTTTGCAGTAAGTTTATATACTTTATCATATAATAAAGACAAGCAACTTATTACATCAAATGCAGCTACTAAAGAAAATATTAAAGAATACTTATCACCCTATAGATTACTAACTGACTCTATTACTATAAAAAATGCTCATATAATTAATATCGGTATAGATTTCGAGGTAATATCCTTACCAGGGTTTAACAGTAACGATGTTTTACTTAGATGTATATCTAAAATGAAAGAAATATTTAATATAGATAGATGGCAAATTAATCAACCAATAATTTTAGCTGATATGTATACTGAGCTTGCAAAAATAAAAGGCGTACAGAGTATAATAAACACAGAGATATTTAATTTACACGATAAGCAAGCTGGATATTCTGGCAATATATATGATATATCACTTGCTACACGTAACGAGGTAATATACCCATCACTTGATCCTAGTATTTTTGAAGTCAAGTATCCTAATTCTAATATAAAAGGTCGTATAGTAAACATATAGGAGATAATTAATGATTAAATCTACATACCCTTTAATTGATGCATCTATTTATGAGCAGTCTAGCAGTATGAATACTGGAATCGACTCTATTTTAGAGCTATCAAAAATATCTTCTTCAGCAGGTGTGTTTACCTCAAGGATATTGATTAAGTTTCCTTTAGAAGAGGTAAGTGCTTCAGTAGCTTCTGGTAAGATAAGTAATCCATCATTTTACCTAAATCTTTATCAGAGTGAAACCTCGACAATACCTCGTGATTATACTTTAATTTGTCACCCATTATCTCAATCATGGGCTAATGGAGCTGGTAGGGCAGTAGAGCCTACAAAGCTTAACGGTGTAAATCGAGAGGGTGTTTCATGGACATATAGAAATAAACAATCTGATAGAATTGAGTATATGCCATCCAAGGACCTTCAATGGACATCACGCTCTCTACATATAGATTCTGAAATGATATACTCTAACGTAACAGGTGGTGGTACATGGTATAAAAATTATTTCGGTACTCAATCATTTAGTGGAGAATCATCTGATGTAAGAATGGATATAACTCCAGTCATACGTTACCTCCTAACCGGTAGTAGATCTAATGATGGTGTTATACTTAAACGATCTGGATCTCAAGAAACAAACACTGATCCATATGGTAATATTAAATTCTTTTCCCGAGAAACTAATACAGTATACCAACCTAGACTAGAAATAGTATACGATGACTCATCATTTAACTCAACTGGTTTATCTGAACTAATTTCAGACCAGGGTGTAGTTTATGTTAAAAACTTAAAACATGAGTATTCTAATAAAGAGACACCTAAAATTAGAGTACTTGGTAGACCGCGCTACCCAGTTAAAACGTTCTCTACTCAATCAAATTTTAAGAATATAGATTTTCTACCTACATCATCGTATTATAGTATTAAAGATGCACTGACTGATGAATTTATTGTACCATACAGTAGTAAGGGTACTAAACTAAGTTGTGATGAAAATGGTAATTATTTTAATCTTGATATGAGTTCTTTCATGCGTGAGCGGTATTATAAATTATGCTTTCAAGTTACACAATCAGATCAATCTGTTGTAATATACGATGAAAATTTTTATTTCAAGGTTAGGTAATGGCAGTTAGAAAATCAAATAAAAAAAGTAATATACAGAGAGCTAGACAAATTGTTAGCGCTACAAAAACTCCAATACAGAAGGCAAATGCATTTGTAGGTAAGGAGGTACCACCCGTATCGCCAGTTAAGAGACCAGTAGAAGAACCAGTTATAGTAACTCCAATCGGTAGACCAGCATACATTTCCCCTATCAAGGATGGGAAGCCTAATAGGGAGTATATTAAAAATATACCACCTCCACCTCCAAAACCAGACCCTGAAAGACCTTTACCAGAATCACCTGTTAAGACAGAAATAGATAAAATTATTGAAGATTCTAAAGAAGTGGTTAGAGAAGTAGAAGTAAATAAAGATCCTGCTAGACCACCAGTACAGCCTTCGCAGGATATAGTACAACCTCCAGCAGCTATAACACCTACTGAGTTAGTGTTAGAAGCGCAAGCTAATTGTGAAAAAGAATCAGAAATACCAAATATAAACATAGTAAATAATTTCAATCCTAGCATAGACTTATCAGCTAGCGCTACAGCTAGTTCAGCCCCAGTTCTAACAGTAAATGAAGCACTACGTGGTTGTACTGATCCTGATGCATTAAATTATGATCCTGCAGCTGAAGTCGATGATGATTCATGTGTATATGAGCCTGTAGGTACAGGTGACCCAGTCGCACTTAATGAACCGGAACCTATAGAATTAAACATTCCAGATGTAGTGACATTTGTAGATTCTCATGGAGCTCCATTATTTGATGTTACTAAAGAAGAAGTAATAAAAACAGAGCAAATACCCGAGTTTGGTGGAGTACCAGGAGGAGGTTTTGCAACCCTACCAGATGGTACACAGATACAAGCTACATTACAGTTAGTTAATGATGTAACTCGACCTGCTTTAGAGGATAGTGATATTATATTATCTTTAGAAGATAAAGATATATCAGATAGGAAAGATATACGTAATGAGTTAGGTGAACTCGCGTCTGATAAAAGACTAGGATCTGATGAAGATATTGTAATTATAGGTGACAAAGAAAAGATAAAGAAGGAAATTATCAGAAATGATAGAGGTATAATTTATCTAGATTTAGAAGATTCATCAAAGTTAAGTATTAGCTTACGATCTCAAGCATTTAATTTTAATCAATACAAGCGAACAGTTGATACAACGTTCACAGAATTATTAGGGAAAAGGTAATGCCGTTAAATTATTATAATAATAATAGTGATATAGATATAACTGAAGGTGAGTTACGAGCTCAATACTATACTCCTAATAAGTTAAGATTATTAGATCCTGTAAATGGTTATCTCCAAAATCCGGGTTTTGGTTTTAGTGATTTTGATAGAGTTGAACTCCACGTATATGATATAAATAAAAATTTACTTCAATCTAACCACAAAGTTGATGGATGGATGATTGATGCAGATAAAGATGGGGCACCTCAAGTAAATGTTAATATTAATGAAAATTTAAGAGCTGCAGGATTTAACCAAGGTGTATTTACTGTAGTTTATAATTTTCATAGAGACGCAGCAGGAGCACCTGTTGGACCTAAATTTAAAGTTGAAGCTATAAGTAAGTCACGTACTGAATTAAGACTAGTAGCTACAGATGTATTTGCAGAAGATAGTGGTGATGAACTTTTAGAATCATTCTTTAGTAGGTTTCAGAAATTAAAAACTACCTCAACAGTTCAAGCACCATATCAAGTCCAAGCAATACCTAATAATCCTTTATGGACTAACATGTCCATAAATTTTGGGTATAATAGATTATATCATATAACTGCATGGGTAATAGATGATGTATTCCCACTGATACAAGACCAACCAGAAACTATAGTTTTAAAACTATTAAAACCTCTACCTCTTGATATAACTAAAGAACAGATAGGCTGGTTAGTAGCTGACGCAACCCAGCCTGCAATAAACCGAGTACAGTTAGAATCAGAAGTAGAGTTCGTTGGTAATTCGTTACGTGGACCTAATTTTGATCTATGTCTAGACGAAACACCTAGAGTACAGACAGACTTTAAGAATTATAATGAAGTGTTAGGTAGTGATAGTGATACAAAATCTAACATATTAAATAATGTTAGTTCTAGCCTCGATGGTGTACGCCTGAATATTGACTACAGTGTATTAGAAAATTACGTACATTTTAGCTCAGCTGAGACGAGGGTTAATAATTTTATATACAAATTAAAGCAGATTCGCAATTTCGATAATAATGCACGTACGTATGATTATAGTGAATACCCTGCAAGTGATTTGTATGTTTATGAATATACCGGCTCACATGGCTCTAAATATGTAAAACAATATCAAAAAACTTGGGTAGATAAAAAGGTTAAGTTAATTAATGAGTTTGATGATTTTGAAAAATGGTTATACTTCGAAAGCGGTTCAGTTAGTAAATATAATACTACTAGCGGATCCAATGGTGGTGGAATCCATGATTGGTCAAGGTCCGCGATACAGCCATTTCCTAAATTATCTGGATCATATAAAAATGATTTATGGACAGAAGATTATCATAATTGGAATTTAGATCAAATATTTGATTGGGCAGTTCACGCAGTATTTTTACCTGGTCCTAACTACGAACTATTAAACTTAACTAGCTCTAAAGTTAACTCCTGGACGAATACAACGATTGCATCAGCCAGCGCAT